CAGCTATCGCGCTTCATGGCCATCTCTACGGCTTGATAGGCAGATGCGCCCATGTCCATTGCGGTGAGGGCGTGCAGCGAGCCTGAGCCGATGGCGAAAGGGTTATCCAGCCTGAGCCGATCCTTCCAGAAGCCAGTGGTATCGCTGTACCCGAGCAACCACAAAACCCCATTGTCCAGCGCTATGCCGCCCGCCTCGATCACGACGGCAGACACTTCGCCGAAGTAAGCAGCCAGCAGCGCGTCATAGTCAGGTGTCGATCCGGCGCAGAAGAACTGAACCCCGTCTCGGTCCTGGCACTTGTCACAGTCGTCATCGACGATGGTGTTACCCAAGGTTTCACGCGAGTCGTAGGCGATGATTCCATCCCTGTAGGCGATAGTGGTCATTGGACAACCATCCTTGCCGTCTCGCTATGTGCCTGACCGTGCAGGATGGCAACGAGCAAGCCTTGTGGCAGCCCTTCGGCCTTGGCGTTATCGATGGCCTTACGCAGCGCCAGGTCAAACTCGGCAACGGCGTCGATGATGCCCATGCTGACCGGCAGTTCGTGACGGATGCGCGTGACGTTGCTCATGGCTTCACCTCATCCTGACTTTCGATCTTACGGAACCGGATCGCCTTCATGGCCTGCTCGGACAACTTATCGCTATCCGCTTCCATGCCGATCATCCAGGCGAAAACGTAGACTGATCGCAGGTAGAGCACGAACCACCACGGGAGATAGGCCTGCAACTGGAAGGTCTTGGCCATATCGTCACCATGGATGTAGAGAGTGGCGCCCACACGAAGCCAGGCACCCTTTGGTTTAACTGAATGGATCGGCAGGCTTGGCGATCGAACGAACGAACCACATAAACCCCTGCTGCAGATTGGTTTTGGCTAGGGCCAGCAGGCGCGGGTCGACACCCTCAATCTGACCGATCTGCTTGAACAACTCACCGGTGTCGGCTTCAAGCGCCTTGATGGAGTTCATACCGTCGATTTCAGACTGGCTGAGGTCGCGATAGCCGGGGATTTTCTTGTGCTGGTCATCCATTGGTGGTAGCCCTTGATTGATTATTTATCGCCTTGGCGCTGTGGTTGCTCGCGGCCATTCAGGCATTGCTCGCAGTGCAGGTATCGGCATAGCCAACCCTTGACGATTGGCCAGTGATTGGCGACGAACCAGTGTCGAATCCCAGCCAATGCAAGCGCTCCGTGGAAGGTGACGCCGGCGACCGTTGGTGTGATGTACACAGCCTCGGCGCGCGTGACGATGGCAAAGCCTGATATGGCTATCGTGATGTAAATTACTTTGCCAACAATTCCGTCGCTCACTTGTTTGGCAAGCACACACCAAAGCGCATGCAGCGCAACAATGGCGATGAACATGGTGCTCAGGTATTGGATGCTCATGGATTGCCTCCGCCGAACCGCTGGCGAATGAACGCCCATAGGTCGGCAGCCTTGATGGCCCGGGTAACTGCGGCGATAAGCGATCCGCCAAACGTACCAAGCAGAAATCCGACACCAGCAACACTGCGCGGCTCAACCACTCCGAAGTAGGAGCTGACCAAGCCAGTTAGGTAGTGAGCGCAGACAGCGCCCGAGAAAATGAAGATCGCCCAGGCCTTTCGGTCTACCAGATCCTCGCGATGCCAGAAGCTTGCGGCGACTGCGCCGAGAAGCCCTGCGAATGCCCAGCTGAGCCAATCGACCAAGCGATGAAAGAATTCCATGCGCTCGACCTCTCAGTTGCATGTGTGAAATAAAAGGGCCGGGGTGAGCGGCCAAAGCACTTGGGGAAGCACGGTGAATTCGAGGCAATAAAAAAGCCCAGCTGGTTTAGGGCTGGGCTCTGCCGGGCGATTTGAGCATCGTTGAGAGGCTGTCCGGACTTGAATAGGTGCAGGCTTGGCGCGACCCGGAGTACCACGTATGTCTGGATATCGCCCCTGAGGGCCCCGGCACGACAGTCATGGCGCTTCACCCACAAAAAAGCCCGACTCAGTGGCCGGGCTTCTTTCCTGTGCTATCTACACACGTAAATTCCACAGGATGACGAGATAATGGCTCATTGGATCAGTCACTGTCAAGCAGCTTCCATGCCAATTAAACCCTCATGATCAAGAATTTCTTGAGCGGCCTGTAAGGCGTTGTCAACTTCCGACTCAAGGCTCTTGCGTATGTCCCGGCGCCACCGTTCTTGGGTCTTGATCGGATGGGCCTCATTCGACCAGTTGTCCATCTCGTACCACCCGGCCGGCAGCACATTCGTCGAGCGCTTGCCTTCCACGCCTGGCAGCTTTGGCAAGGCCCAGGTGACGACGGCGCAGTGACGGAACCGTTCCGGCGCAGGCGATCGGATAGCGCGCGTGAGCTCGTCAATGGCCGCATGCTTACGGTCGGTGTGCGTGGAGAACTTCGCCACCAGGGCGCGCCACTGGGACGGCTCCAGCCCCTTGTGCAACCGACCGAACACCCAGCAGTCAGTCAGGAACGCAGCCTCCTTCCCGACGATCTCCCCCTTCTGCTTGGCGCACTGCACTTTCGGCTCGAAGTCACACCCTCCGGCCGAGTTGATGGTTTCGGCGGCCAGAGCGCGCACCACTGCGGAAACAACGTTTCTGTAGGTCATGATCAACTCCCCCTTAAACCGAATACACAGCGCGACGTTTCGAGGCTTCAGCACCTGGCACAGCACTCGAGATGATGTCCTTCACCTCTTCAGCGCTGATGGTGATGCGGCCTTTCTCGCCATAGGTCTTCGAGCGCAGCACCGCGCTCAGGCAGGCACGGGACCGCCAGCCACCGTCGTGGGCGTACTTGTCACCCGGGGCGAGCTGGTTCCACGACTCAACCGTCACGCCGGCGGATTCCTTCGACTGCATGCGATGGTGGATGTGGCCGATGTCGATGTAGCGATAGGTCGCCTCGCCCCAGTCCACCGAGAAGTCGGTCGCCATGACGTCGATCAGACGATCTGGCTTGCACTTGTCGCTGTGGTGGCACATGACAAAGGTGTTGCCCATGCGGTACGGGATGAACACGCTGGAGTTGTCGAGGACGTGAAGGCGTGGGTTTTCCTGATAGACGTGATTCAGGAAGATCCGCATCCAGACGTCGTTCGACCGGGAGTGGTTGCCCTGGTTGACGATCACGTCGACGAACTGGAACTTGCTCAGCGCCTTGTCGACGATTGAGCGCATCACCCTGGCGCAGACCTCGATCATCTTTGGATAGCGACTGTCGAAGTCGAAGTCGTGGCCGGATTCACTCTTGGCGGTGAAGTCCTGGTAGTGCGACATATCACCCAGATCCTGAATGACGCAGCGTTCGCAGCTCGGCGCACGGTCGATCAGCTTATGCATGGCGACGATCAGTTCGCGCTCGGCGATCTTCAGGTCGAAGTTGTGGCCTACCTCATGGGAGTGAGCGAGCATTCCAATGTGGGCATCCCCGATTTGAAACCACGGGATTATGTCGGTATCCAAGACCTCAATAGGCCCTGCAATTTCCGGCAGCGAGTTGACGTCTTCCAGGAACGCTTTGGCGAAAGCTTCATTCAGCTCGCGCTGCCGCTCATGGTCGATCGAGGTCTTCACCCACTGCAGCACCGGAGCCTTCACGCCTTCCTTGTAAAGGCTCGACGTACCTTTCAGATGAAAGCCGTCCGGCACGATGTGCGTCATGTCGTGCTCAGGGCTCCACCCCTTGCGCACCATCCGCGCCTTACGCTTTTGCAGGCTGCGGATATTGACCCCGAGGTGTTCAGCAGCCTTCGCCACGCCCATAGTGCTGAGCGCTTCGATGATCTGCTCGTCCGTGACTTTGCGTTCGGCCATTATGCGGCTCCTGCGAGGACGTGATCGACGCTGGTTTTCAGCGCATCGATTGTTCCGTTATTGCTGATCACGACATCGGCAACGGCCGAAATATCGAACTGTTCACTCGCGTGCGCGCTCACTGCACCTGCACCTTGCCGCTCCAGAGCAATGACTTGGCCACCCTGCTCTTTCACCCAAAGCACTTCGTTTGCAAAGCGAACGTCGGTGATTACCAGGTCCTCGCCGGCGGCCTGAGCAGCTTCCCAGCGGCGCTGCGCCATCAGCACCCAGAGTTGCGGATGAACCAGTTCGCGCCCCCACTCGGTGCCCAATGTCTGAGCCATCTGCCGTGGGCTCTTGCCCAGCCAGCTAATGACCGATTCCTTGGTATCGCGGTCGATCAGGTCAGAAGCAGGAAATGCGCCGAGGGCACCAAGCATTGCGCGGATTGGATCGGCAAAGGCGTACTGGTCGAAGCCGTGACGCTCCACCAGGTGCGTGCCGGCCGTATCCTTGCCGCTTCCAGCTTTACCAGCGATACCAATCAATCGGCTCATGCTGCTTTCCCCATGGTCAGTTCAAAATGTTCAACACAAGACGCCTTGGCCTTCTCCAGATCCTTGCCTGAGTGCAGGATTTTGCTGGTCGGCGCTGGCGATCGGGATACATAGGCGTGCCCGTGCTCCAGCGTGTACTTGCTGATCAGGTAGCCCTCGTCGGACGAGATGCAGCGCTTGCCTTCCCCTACTGGCTTCCAGTTCATGGCTTCACCTTCTGCGCTGTGATGGCGCCATGGATCCAGAGGAAACCAGCAGAAATCAGAAACAGCTTGCTGTTTTCAGTGGTGATACCTGGGCGCCAATCCGCCCCCAAGAACCAAGTTATGACCTGGAGCGCCGCCACGACGATGCACGCCGCAATCTGAAACCAGAAAATTGTCTTCATGGCCGTACACCCCGCGCAATCCGATCCCGGCGCAGGAGGCGGCGGCAGGCCTCAATGAGGCCCCCAGATAGAGCCAGGAGGAAGGCAAGCCACAGGTGGATCAGGATGTCTGCTGGGATAGAGATCATGCGACCACCTCCGGCTTCCTGAGGGCGAGGATCAGGATGAAGAAGGTGACCAGAAAGCTCGATGCCGCGAGGATGGTGTGCCCGGTAAAGATCAGCGCGTATAGGCTGAATGCCGAGCTCGGCAGGCTGATCCAGAGGTAAGTGCGCAAGCCTTCCGCCACGTCATCCTTGATGCAGCCGCAAAACATGGCCAGCCAAGCAAGCCCGTTCATCACGGCCATCACGTAGAAGGCGAACTGATGCAGCGTGTCGATGCCGGACAGCAGCGCCAGGCTGAACAAGGTGCTTATGAGTGCGGAGAGCAATTTCTTCTTCATGCTGCGGTCCTTTTGAGTTCACGGGTCTTGGCGCGGTATTCGGCGGTGATGGCTTTCAGGTCTTCGACGGTGTAGCGCTTGGGCTCATGCTTTCCTTCCAGCCATTCAACGAGCTCGGCGCCGATCCGCTTCACCAGCTCGATCCGGTAATTCACGATGTCGCCGGACTTGTGGTTGTTGCAGGGGGCACACTGCTTGTGGATGTTCAGCGGCTCGAAGCGCAGTTCCGGGCTGCCTGCAACTGTCCGATAGTGCCCGGCGTGATACTGGCCTTCGTGGTGGCGGCCGCAGCTCACGCAAGGATGCGCGGCGTCGCGCAGCCTCACCCAGGCGTTGATCGCCACCTGAGCCTCACGCATGTACTGACCCTTCGATTTAATGCGCTCCTTGGCGGCTTGCAGCTCCTTTCGTCCTACGTCGGCAAGGGCCTTGCGAGCCTTCTCCTGATTCACGTCCTTGATGGCGAGGCCGCAGGCTGGGCTGCATACCGCTTGGCCGAGGCGCTGCGGTACGAATGAGGCCCCGCAATTTTGGTTCTTGCAGGTCTTCGGGCGTGGCTGTTTGGCTGGGAGGCTCATGCTGCCCTCCTCTCGCCGTATATGGCGTTCATCAGGTCGTCCGGATGCGGGAGCAGCAGTTGCAGATGCTCGGCGCAGTAGGCGTCCAGCAGCTCCAGATACTGGGTCATCTCGGCGATGGTGAACTTGCGGGTTTTGGCCCGGCCAACGCGATATTTGGTGCCGTCCGGAAGTTGCACCGGATGAACCTCGGCAGGCCACAGTTTCGATACCAGGATCTCGTGCCATTCTTCGGAACTGGCGAGCTGACCGAAGGATTCGCGCAGATGGGTCTGAATCAGCCCGTTCCACATCCACAGCAGCTTGTTCTGTGCGTCACTCCGTTTGCTGCGGACTTCGACGATGGTCAGCTTGCGAGGCTTGGCCAGGTCCAAGGCGGTCAGGTAGCCAATCAGCCGAGTGCGGTCGGATTCGTTTCGGAGCATGAGGTCAGCCACGGCGAACACCTCCTTTCACCAGCGCTTCACGCTCAGCGCAACTCACGCAAAGCTTCACACCCTTGACCGCATTGCGACGGCCTTCAGGGATCTCCTCGCCGCATTCGCACTCAAAGGCGCTGATGCCGGTGTAACGGGGTATCTGAGCGATGGACCGATTCAGGGCCTCTTCGATTGCCTCGTCGGCGAGATCAGCGATATCAACCATTGGAAGGCTCCTTGCTCACGCCCAGCTCGCCCAGCACCAGCGCAGCAATGCCGAATGCTTCGACGCCCATCGGGGTTACGCGCAGGATCTCGTTCAGCGCAGTGATCAGCGACTTCACTTCAGCGGCAGCCACGTCGGCAGCTTTCTGCATGTTGCTCAGCGGCGAACTGCCATCGTCGTATTCCTCGCGCCAGTCTTCGGTGTGGTGATAGCCGCTGCCAGCATTCGCCACTGACTCGAGAACGGAGTCAATCAGGTCGCAACCCGTCGGCTCGAAGCTGTAGTAATACGCGCAGAGATTCCGCGCAGTAGCCGGCTTGCTTTGCGGATCGACTGGCTGGAAATCCTTCGCGGCCATCCAGTAGCACCAGCCGTCATAGGCCGGGGCGCGCATGTAGGTGCCGTCTTCTGCGCGCTCAAGGTTCTTGGAGATCCAGGCCTCATCCTTCCCGTTGGCGATAGCGCAGCCACCGAAGTACGTTTCGAACGCCTGACGATTCTTGTCGGTCATTGGGAAAGCTCCTGATCCTTGTTCTTGCCGAATTTCGCGAGCAGCAGTGCGCGGGCGGACTTGCCGTCGGCCGGGATGCCTTGCTGAAGGATTCGTGCTTGGGTCTGTTGGTCGGCCAGTTCGTTGGCCAATTCGAAAGCGGTCTTCTGGCTGTCGTGGCCGATCCCGGTGAGGATCTTTCCGTCGAGTGGCTGGCCTTCCTGAGCGCGGCGGATGACGATCGCGTAAGCCCGGTCGAACCGAGCACGCATCGACTTGTCATCCTGTTTGGCGGAGCGCAGATCGAAGATCCCTGTCTCGTTGGCAGCGATGCGGACACCGTCGTGGCTGTAGGTGCCGATCAGGGCTTCCATCCACGCATCGGCGGCAGTCGGCAGACCAAAGTCCTCCGCGCTAGGCGTGCACATCGCGATGAATTCGCCAACGCTAGGAGCGAATGGCTTGCTCATCTTCCGGCACTTCTGAACGCCGAACTCGATCTGCTCCAGGGTGCGAATGCCGACGGCGGCGAACTCCTTGATCCATTCGGCCTTGGCAGCGTCCAGCGCTTCGGTCGACGGCCAAGCCTGACGCCACGCAGGAAAGATCCCTCGCAGGCGACGGAACAGTTCGTTCACCACTTCTGCCGTCTGTGGCGTCACAGGAAGCGGCTCAGGACGTTCTACGACCGGAAGGGTGCCGACGGTGGCCATGAGTTGCTGAACAGTCTTCATGGGCTCACCACTAGGTTTTCAGCCCATGCCACGCTGTCAAAGTCAGGCTCCGAGGTTTGGCGGCGAACAGGGAACGGATGGACGTTGCTAGTCACCTTGTCCGGGAATATCCCGGTCCAGCCGTTGGATATCGACGTAGACAGGACTTGGTCGGGGCAGCTGTGACCGATTAAGGCCTTGGCCTGTTGCTCGCAGCTCTTGGCGGTCAGGGGCTTGCGGATTTCCTTGCGGTGCTGGCACCAGTCTGACCAAGCCTTGTCGGACACGTTGTCAGGTTTGGCTGTCAGAGGATCGAACTTTCCCGCCTTCACCGGAGCGCGAGCGACAGGCTTTTGATCTTGTTCTTCTCTTCTCTTCTCTTCTCTGGTCACGCTTTTGTCCGCATCACTAGCGGACACATTGCGGACACCCCCGGATTCACGGGAGTTGCGCTTCCTTTCAGAGTCATTTGCGCGGCGTTTTGCACTCTTTCCGTTGTGCTCATCGAAGCGTGGCATGATCAAACAGTGGTCGTCAGTGATGCAGGCCCACTCGACGTCAACCATGGCTTGAGTGAAGCCTTGCCACCCAATGACAGCGTCCATTGCATCAAGGGTGTAGCCATGCAGCACGCCATCGTCCGAATGGGTGTCAAAGATGCTCCACGCGACATGCAGTCCGCCGATTACCCGCAATCTGTCCGCTTTCAATGCGGACACCATGCGGAAAACTTTCGGATGGGTTTGCAGTTCGATTCTCATTTTTATCCAGTCTCCGGCCATTACTTGCCGCCTTGGTCGATCAAGTCGGCCAGATCAAGGAAACGATCGACGTACCAATGAGGTTGCGTCTCGCGAGGGGATTGGGGATTGGTCAGGTTCTTTCCGTAGCCAAGTCCTTTGTCGGTGATCGACCAGAACGGCACCATTTCTTGGCGAGAGTTCTTCCGTTGCATCACTCGAAGAATCCCGGCATCGGAGAGCGCACGATTGAATGCCGCTGGAGACATGCGAATGCCGTTGTCTTTCAGGAGCGAGGTTGCAGATTTGGTAGGCATTGAGCTGCCACCGGTGGAATCTGGAGCGGCATCGATGGCGTACCCTGGAAGGAAGCTCGACTCCAAGCCGTTGTTCGCGGCAATAGTGGCAAGCATCAGGATCTGGCTGGATGGCGCAGGCTTCAGGAGGCGCGTGAAGCACTCCATGATTGCCAGTTCGCCAACGACCTTTGTGCCGTTAAGCACGACCTGCTCACGGGCGCCCTGCTGCTTCTCAAGTTCGCGCCACCGACGGATAACCTTCATGCGCATCGGGGCGCTGTACCCGGTGAGTAAGCAGTCGGTGTGGTCACGGTCGAGCATGTACTCGACCTGCTCACGGTTTTGGCCGTCCAGGTAGATGCACTCAAAACTGAGTACATCTAATTTCAGCTCCTTCAGCATCGCTGCAATGTCACGCTTTACGTTGGCGTGACGCTTGCCGGTGACACTGGCGATCTCGCGGGATGACATCGAAATGCGCGACACGTTTTCGGATGCAGAAATTTGTGTCGCGGACTTATTCAGGCCCTGTACAACTGTGTTAGAGGTATGCATAATCGGCCTCACAGAGTAATTCGCAGTAAGCAACGCAAAAAGCCGACCTAGTCCGTCGGTTTTTTTGTGGGTGCGATTTGAGTAACTTCACTTTTCAGGCCCTCATCAGGCTTGGCTCTCGCTGGCGAGTACGGTCGCCGGAATGGTTGAATCGTCCCTGACATCGTCTTGGGTCTTGTCCTTGCAACGATGTGTTTCTCAATCAATTCCTTTGCCAGTTGCTCCGGCGTGATTCCGAGTTCTTTGGCTGCCTGCCGCAGTAGCTCGATATCCTCGTCATCTGCGAGCTGTCTCAACGACAGATCGTCTTGGTTCTCAGGCATGTAGCCTCCGCTTAGGGCCTTCAGGCCTTCTCTTGAATCCGGGTAAGCTCATCCCTCATCTGCTGGATTGCAGCCTTGAGAATTTCGCGCGCCAGTACGGCTTTCTGCGTTCCGTGGATCTTTGCCAGGGAGCGCAGGTACTCGTCGTACTCATCGCTTAGGCGAACCTTTGTTTCGTTGTGGTTTAGATGCTTGGGGTCTTCGTACATCTGTCGTTTCCTTTCGTGGTTGGAATTGGTTAAGCGGCAGTTGATTGGCTGGGAGCTGAGCAAAGCTCTCTTGCAGTGATCGCCCCACCAGTAAGCTCTTCAGCGAGAAACGCTTTGTCTGCGCTCATGCGGGTAAGCCCGCTGGCCCAGTACGAAACCGAAGCCTGTGAAACGCCGAGCGCTGCTGCTGTTTTGGTCTGGCTGCCGAAGTGCTCGACAAGTCGTTCAATGGGGGTCATTCGAGAGCCCTCCTGATAAGCCTGCTTATATCCTAGGGATGCGGAGGCTTATTTGCAAGAGGATAAGAGGGCTTATAACGTTGTGAAGATGAATACTCTCGCCAATCGCATCAAAATGGCTCGCCAGGGCGCCCGCCTGACGCAGAAGAAGCTCGCTGAGCTTGTGGGCGTTGAGCAGCCAGTCATCTCTCAGCTTGAGACTGGGAAGAACTTACAAAGCGCGCATATTGCGAAGATCGCCCATGCCTGTTCGGTAAGTGCCATATGGCTTTCTGACGGTCTTGGCGAGATGAAGGGCCGACTCACTCATATAGAGCCGAATGCCGAACTGCTGGGGGACATGGACAGCTGGGAGGAAGGCGAATCGCTGGGTGACGACGAGTACGAAATACCGTACTTTGCTGAGGTCGAATTCGCTGGTGGACAAGGTATGTCTGAAGTCGTTGAAATCGCCGATAGAAAGCTTAGGTTCAGCGGCGCCACATTAAAGGCGGCTGGAGTCGATGCCAAAAGCGCCGCATGCGCCCGGATCAAGGGCCGCAGCATGGAGCGCCTCATTCTTGATGGCGCCGCCATCGGCTTTGACCTGGACGATACCTCGATAATTGACGGCGAAATCTACGCCTTCAACCAGCTGGGCATGCTGCGGGTCAAGTACCTGCACCGTCTCCCTGGCGGCAGTATCAGAATCCGTAGCGAGAACTCTGAAGACTTTCCAGACGAAGTAATGACCGCTGAGCAGTTCGCCGACGACGTGCGAATGCTTGGCCGAGTCTTCTGGTGGTCCACTGTTCGACGCTCCCCGCGCCGCAAATAATCGACCACCCGCCCGGCTGACGGAAACCTATTCGCCATGGCCGGGCTGAAACCCGTCCCATGGAGGGATGCCATGAAGTTATTGAACTTTGGTTCTGCTGCCTTGCTTGCGCTGTTCATCACTGGTTGTGCTCAACAACCGAAAAAGCCCGATCTGCCCCTATCTGAAGTCAAGCCCACACCAACCTGCCAAGGTGAAGCTCAGTGCGCGGCGATGTGGGC